TTAGCGGCTCTCTCGGGTAGTTCCATTTTTCGGATTGAACGCCAGTTCAAACAGCCCGGTCGCCGACAAACCGGCGAGCCCACCTGCCCACAAGCGGGCAACCAGATCCAGCTCGGTAAATGGATATGCCGCTGCACCAATCAGCAGCCCAATCACCATGCCGATAACGGGTACCAGACTTTTGGGAATAGTCAGCGCTGTTTTGACCATCTGGACGAGCGCCAGAATAATTACAGCGAGTGTCGAAGCAAAAGTCAGTACATCATTGAACAGTTCCATGTCGCATTCTCCTTTCGTTTGGTTAGATGAGTCCTTTGCGGTACATTACGGTAATCAGGCGGTAAAAGTCATAGCTGCCGCCTTCCGGATCATCCACAATCCCTGCAGCCACTGCCCGGTTGACGGCTTCCTGCGCCCAGTCCGGAATGGTCATGCTGCGACTCTGCTCGACCCGCTGGACCCGGCCGTCCATTTTGCTAATGCTGGACTTGAGCATATCCCGGCTGTCGGTCAGGGACGCGATCCGGTCAGCCTGTGTTTTGACGAGGGCTTCCAGCGCGGCAAAAGCTTTCTTTTCTTCTGCAGTCATTGGTTCTTCATCTCCCTGGTTACTGTTATTTGCATATCTCGCCTGCAGCTCACCGAGCGTGCTATGGTATTCATTCAGATCGACGCCGCCCCGAATTCCTTGAACCTGGCCCGAATCGGTATACTGCCAGAAATCCCAGCGCTGCCAGGCGGTACAGTCATCCGGCACCCGGGTATTGCTGTAGCGGGCGATCCACAGATCATAATCGCTCAGACCACGGCCGAATTGGGCCGCAAAAGCATTGCCGGTATACAATATCGGACGGCGGCCACCCAGGCGTTCCACTTCCTGCAGAAAAGCAAGTGCGATCGCAGTGATCTGGCTGGAGTTCAGCTTGCCCGGATTATCCTCATAATCCAGCACCGGCGGCAGGTCCAGACTTTTGGCTCCACCTACCATGTTCAGGCAATCGATAAAATGAACAGCTTCCCGCTGCGCGGCTGCAGTACTTTGTGCATTCAGAAAATGATAAGCGCCCACCAGCATTCCTGCTGTGCGGGCGCCCTGAATATTGGTGATAAACCGGTTATCCCGGTAGCTCGTCCCTTCACTGGCTTTGACAAACACAAACTGCCGGCCATCTGCCCGGACCTGATTCCAGTTAATGCTGCCCTGCCAGTGGGAGACGTCTATGCCCTGGGCATTACGCTTGTTTCTCGCCTGCATCCCGGATGTCCTCCTCCTGATTATGGTCGATCTGGCTTTCTTTGTTTTCCTTGTTTTCTTTGATTTCCTTGACGGCTTCCGGCTGGGCTTCATCGATCAGCATCGGATTCTCCGGCGGCGTATTTTTCGATTCAAAAATATGCACGGCGTTTCGCAAAATATTCGGCATTGGCAGTCCCATTTTGCCGGCGTTCTCGATCACCGAGAGCAATTCATTCGCCAGATAAAAAAAGATCACGGCATCCTGGAAGTAATGCAGACTCCCAAGTGCCTGATCGATGAAGTGTGCAATGGACACGACGACGAAAATCGCGACTTTGCGGATAATTCCTTTGAATCCAACCCTGCTTTTTAATTCGCCCCTCATCCAGGCAGCCGCCCACCCAGAGAACCAATCCACAATGACAAGTACCAACAATAAGTTAATCAACACATCCCAACCCCCAAACAGGTAGCCCACAGCAGCACCATACGCTGTCGAGACTACCTTGATGATTTGCGGCCACGGCTCCCCCATCCCCTTCTTCTCCTTTCTCTGTCGTTTAATCCTTATGAAGGACACTACCATTTACTATATCTAGGTCGGTCTGCACATAGGCTAACAGGTTCGCTGGTACATCATCGATGTGACGACGCCCTGCGAGAATCAGTGCTGTGTAAGTAGATGCAAGCAGCTTTAATGTCATTTCATTCATGACATATTCACCTCCCTTCTCCAAAGTCCATAAGGCAAAATAAAAGAGGTGATCCTTGCACCAGTTCTCCACCGGCGGATACCTCTTTCAGCTTGCTGTATTTTATAAGTTTTCTGAAATAGACACTTCTATTCGGCAGTCTCTCTACACTGGCATAAAAAAGTATTCATTTCTCACTTATTATAGTGCGAAATCATTTTTCTCTGGACAGGAGCATTTCATACAGCGATGCAATTAACTCCTTATTGTCCAGGTCTGCTTGTTCCAAACGAGCAAGCTTTTTCTCTACCGTTTCCGTTGCTTCCGTAGCTGGCATAGAATTTTTAATCTTTTCAATCTCTTCAGCAGATAACCCTTCGACCCATTGCTTGCTTTCAAAATCCCACTTATTTTCGTAAAACCCTCCTGAACTAGGAATATACACTATAGTTTCTCCATCTCGTAACGTTTCAGAATTAGTTTCGATTTGTCTAATCCACATTCCAGTTTTTGAGTCGACTATTGGTAAGACTGCCATAGTGAAATCCTCCTTTAATCAATTGAATAACTGAACCCTTCAAATGATATATTCGTAAGCGCCCCAGTACCTGCATTTATGATCTGTACTCTTCCGTCCGTAAAAAAATCTATTCCGACAATTCCATTTGTTGAGGTGTTAGGGTAAGTTCCAAGCGCTACAGTAAATGCTCTTTTTGTTGCATAGACTGAGGGCATTCTAAAAAGTTCTGTTAAAGGTGAACCAGTACCATTACTTAAAATTCCTCGGAACCATACTCGATTGCCCTCAATTCGAAAACCAAATCCTAATCGTGCAGACCAACCATTTAAAGGAGTTAAATAATTCCATGATTTTCCATCTTTATCGCTTTTTTTATTTTCTACTACTGATACGCGCCTACCTACTCGTTGAACATTTTGAATCAAGTCATTAAAAATGGCTCGTTCATTCTCAGGATATACTCCTACAAAATTTACCGTTGGATTAAAAGAAACAGGAAAATATGATACAGAATAGCTAGCAAGAGGATCAAATCTATCTGCTGCTATACGTGCTTGTTGAAATCCTAAAACCTCGAAAAAGGAGGCTGTCGATAAAAAATCCCATTTATCTATTTTACCATTCTTGTATATTTGTAAAAAGGATCTTACACGCTCAGTAGGGGAGGAGCTTGGCATGGTTGCGCCATTGATATAATAGTAAGAGCCATTAGCGAATTGAGGTTTCACTTGATCTCTAACGATTAGGCCAGTACCCGTCTCAACAAAGTTATCTCCTTGATCAAGATTTAGAGCTCCTTCAATTGTAATTGGTTCAGGAATAGCTGCAGGCCGACGATACATAATCATATAGTCACTTACTGGACGGGATACACGATAGCCACCGGGAATTAAATTTTCAGGTCTGGCGGAAGGGACCGTAGACACATTACCGCTATAATCTATACCATTGAAACTGGTAAGTGGGGTCCATCGTTTATTAAGTCCGTCCGTACGAGAATATACACCTAGTCCATCATTAGCATTTGTAGATCCATCATACATCTTCCAACCATACATATAAGCCTTGAATTCATCTATAGTCGGAGAATATCCGTCTGCCCAGCCGCTATCAGTTGCTGAAATTGTTAAATAAAAATTACCTGCACCATCAAAGGAAGCCACGTCTGCTTTATTGGAGACAGTATTTAGCATAACTGTTCCATCAAATTTTATTGGGATGACTGTAGAAGGTGAGTAAGATTCATATCCGACAATTTTGATTTCTTTAAAACCGGATAGGCTGGCACTTATTACCCAGTTCAAATCGCCAGGTAATGCGCGCTTACGCCAGATTGCGTTTTTATAATACTGACCTTCCACTCCTAAAAATAATGTATCACGATCTGTATCATTAGTGATCACTGGCGAAGCCAACAATTCAGTATCAAAAGCCAGCATGGCTGCAACATCCGTCTTATCCTTGTTGGTCCAGCGAATTGCATAAGGATTTCGTACTCCAGCGAGCCCCTCCGTATATGGATACTTCACAGCGATCTGATCCACGGTCATTTTATCAAGAGCTGTATATTCGGCATCCGAAATTTCATAAATTCTGAGTCCATCTGCATAAGCTATATTGCCTGCAGCTGCCGCATTAAGTCTGGCGACGATCTGTGTATTGTTCACGTCTACACTCGGGCTATACTTCATATAGGCAGTAATCCATTTACCTTTATCAGTAAATACAGGCGTACTGACCGAAGTACCCTGCAAAGCCAGTAAAACGCTTTTAGCAGACTCATTATAAATATGCCCTACAGCAACGTACTTTTTTCCTGCTTTTAACTGATAGGGTTTGGTCGAAACTGCATCTGCAATGGTATTGGCAGTAGTGGCTGTAATTTTCACCGAACCGCCACCAACTACACTTTTGCTGCTATCCAGCGTAATGGTCGATTGAAAGCCAGCCAAACCGGCCATGCTTTTGTTCGGTCCCCATGTTCGAGCCTCCAGATTGAGAAGCATACGTCCTGTAATTCCGGTAAGCTGAAATGGTGTATCCCGTTTAGCCGTTATTGTCTGTGTCCCTGGTTGCAGCACAATTTCTTGTCGCACTTCTGTATCCAATCGATTATGCAAATCACCGAGTCCAGCCTCAATCCGGTTCATATCCTGCTCGGTTACGGTGTCATTATAGTTCCAATCGGTCTTTGCCTGATAGTCCATGCTTACGCCCCTTTCACTTCTACATATTGTTTAACAACCGTATCTGCCGCAACAGGAATAAACACTTCGCTGCTGCTGATGATTTCATCACTGACAGAACGTAATTCCAGCCGGGTGACCGATGAGAGATCAACAGCTGGAATCAAATATTCCAGTTCTACCAGATCATCTGTTACCTGCTTGATTCTGAATTGGGTTATTTGATATTCTCCATTCAATGTCACTTTGGCAATCCGTTGGTTGGTATAGCTTGCGATTTCCTGAAGATAACTATTCTGGATCATAACACCCGAACCTCCTCTCCAAGCATCGTAAATGGCGTGCTGCCCAGCTTCCACCGGGTAGACAGTCTCGTATTGCGTTCAGCAGTATAACGATAAGCCGTTTCGTGCAATATAATGGACTCTCTAAGCGATGTTTGCTGCATATAAGCCAGATTAGCCGGTTTAATCGTTTGCACCGTATAGTTAACTTCCTTGAATACCGCCGCATCTGTCAGATTGGCCATAATTGTCAGCACAAAGTTTTGAATATCTACTGTCGCACTCGCTTTACCTGCCCCTAATAGCTGATCCAGTTTTTGTTGCAAATAACGAATTGTAAATGGTGGCTTGGTTGTATAGCGGTTAACAATCCGGCGGCGGCGGAAATCCAGCGTTTCGATCGTTGGATCAGCCTGAATCTTCAGCTGTTGTTCTCTGCGACGTAATGCCGCTTCACTGGATGTCATGACAAACTGATCTCCAAGCAGTCTCAAACGGCTTGCTTCAAGCTGATCCATCTCCATTTCTTCTGTATCCAGCAAGGCAATAAACTCTCTTACAGAATGATAATATTCCGGCTCATACTGCATTAATCGGTTACTCAAGGGTGCCCACTCCTCCCCATACGGCAATCTGTTCAGCTCCCAATACCAGATTGGCCGGTTTGCCGTTAACTGTAGTATCCGTTACATCTGCAATTCCCTTTACACCTACAATGCGGGCATCCAGCTGGCTAATACGGATAATGATCTGCTCCTGATCTTTCCAGCCAGCTGTCAGCTCTTTGACATAGGCTGCGAGTATATCATTCACATCCAACTTCACCTGCCCTACAGTGGCACCAGGTTCCAGTGTTAATTTTGTACTTACAGTGATGACTACTTCTTCTACTCCTGCAATTGTGACCCGGTGTCCAATGGGGGCAAGTCCAATGCCTTCTCCACTATTCACAACCGGATCGATAGCTGTTTGCACACGGCTAATTAGCTCAGTTGAAGGACGACGTCCATTGCTGGCAATAATAGTACATTTGACCGTTCCTCCTCCTTTCCAAACCGGGAATACTTTGACGCCTCCGACTCCTTCCATCTCATTGATGGTCTGCTTATAATCCGAAATATTACCGCCAAATGGCTGTTCATTAATGGCCTGCAAATACCTGGACCGCAATGTCTCATCATCTTCAGCATTTTCTCCGGGCACCAGTACAATATTCAGTTCAGCTGCTGCGAGTCCGGCAATATAATCAAGTGGCAGCAGAGCCCCGGTTGCAGTATTACCAGTCTCGCCTGCGGTCTCACAGGTGAGTGCGTATTCACCTGCACCGAGACGCGCAGTTATCTCATAGACTAGATCTCCACTGGCCAATCGACTGCCAATGGGTACTTCTGCTCGTGTACCATCACCTTTATAAAAAATCCCTTTACGAACGGCATGAGTAGCTGGCTCTCGCTGGATACCATATTCAGCTGTACGACGTTCCAGATATTCACCTGTCGCCGTATCTGCAAAAGAAAGATTCAGCTGAATATCCAGTTCAGCGTACATTTGAGCCAATTCCAATGCTGCTGGTGCCAGAGCATCATAGATGATACTGCCCTCTCGTTTATCCATTTGATCCGTTACACGATCCAGCATACGCTCCAGTAGTGCTTCGTACGTTTGCGTCTCATACATGAATTTAGCTCACCTCCTCGTCAATCTGAAATGCTCCATATACAGTCTGTACAGTGAAGCTAACCCGAATATCATCACCTGATGTCCATGTTGTACGAAAATCGGCAATTTGTTCGATACGATCATCCTGCAGTAGAGCTTCCGTAATCATTCTTCGAATTTCTGCCCGCACATATAGATGATCCTTACCAAGAATTTCTCTATATTCTGTACCGTAATCGTTACTATAGATCAGATGTTGATAACGCTCTGTAGTAAGAATTTTTAATACCGCCTGTCGCAAAGAATCCAGGCCATCTACTTTACCAGCAATAATTCCGCGTTCCCAATCTACTTTATAAGTCAAACCCGGCATAACCAGATCTGCAGTATCCAGGCTTTGATCCGGCTGCAGCTGTAATCCTGTAGGAATCATACGCTATTCACCAACCGATCCAGTACCACATAACTCTGACCGCCCTGAACACGCAGCAGCAGTACTCTATCGCCGATCCGTAAACCGGTTACTGTCGTTCCATTTTCCTCAGCGGTCAGCTTGCTGATCGTCTCCGGTATAACGAGCACCGAGGCCGGCAGAGTAAACCGTTGATCAATATTAATTTCCAGCGGTTGATTATTAAGCACAGTTCCATACATTACAGCCATTGGATTTGCATTGGATACAGCTCCCAGACTGGCTTTGCGAATAATATCAAGCATATTTACACCACCTTCACATCGAGAGACATTGTATGATCTGTCCCGGAAAATTTGTGACTGCATTCTTCCACCAGATAAACCTGTACTTCAAATTCATCAAGCAGAATATAAGCAAACTGCCCTGCACGTACATTGACATCACCGATTGCATCTACAGACAGGGTGACCTGCTCGCGATTATATAGCTTCAGGTTAAGTGAGAGTGCTTCCTCAATCTGAGCGATATTCCAACTATCTTCTGCCTTTTCATACTTTTGGAGTAATCCCCATGCACCGATATGATTAAGATCTCTTTTGATAAAAATATCCCGGTGTCCGGTATCTTTATTATCACGATAGAATTTGATCTGATTGTACGTATCCGAATCAATACTTTTCTTGATCGAATAATCATACAAATAATGGCCTTTTCCGAGAATGACAGAAGGCTTCATACTCCGGATATCCTGCAACCGCAGCTTGCCAAAGTCATCGTAAAAGACCATCAACTGTGATTTGTACGCTAGCGTATGATCCAAGGCACCCATAATAATATCCAGCAGCTTCTTGTTATCCTCGATCAGTGACGGAATTGTATATTTGCCTTTATCCAGCTTTCCAAGTTTTAAATTATTTTTGGTTGCGATTTGCCGGATAACTTCATCTGCGGTTACATTGGTAAACACAAATGTGTCATTACCAAGCAAATAACGCACCTGGTCATAGGCAGTCACTTTTATCTGCTTATCTGTGCCCGTACTTACTGTAAAAATATAGCCATAAAAAAGGTTCGCTTCATTGTAGATGAAGCGAACCACATAGCCATTTTGTACGTCAAAATCTTTTTTCTGGTAGAAACCATCACTAATCAATGTAAATTCCAGTGAAGCTGGTTTGCCTATTCGACTGGTTTTCCAGGTGATATCCGAAGCAATACCAGATATGTCCCAGAGACTGCCTTGTTTGTTATCGATATGAAGCTGTATCATTGGGCAGCCTCTTTCTGTGGCAGCTTGATCACCATTCCAATCGGCAATTTACGCAGCTCACTATCCTTGATATTGTTCAGCTTCTGTATTTCTTTGTACCGACTTCCATCTCCCAATTGTTTCTTGGCAATCTTCCATAGCGAATCTCCAGCAACCAATTTGTAAGTTTTGGGATTTACTTTGGTGTCGGTACGCTTTTTGGCTAAGGTAGATTTGTCTTTGTCTTTTTTGATTTTAACTTTGAGTGCACGGTAGAAGACATACTCTTTCAAGGACAGCTTAAACTGAATGTCTCCCGAGTCTCCCGCAGCCAGTGTCCAGTCGAATTTTTCAATACTGACTGCCATGTTGATTGCCATGAATGTTTCATTGGAAATAAAACGTTCTATTTCGCCCTTTGCATTCTTTACTGCTGTATCTCCAGATAATGCAGACTCGGGCAATTGTAGACCAGAAAACACAAAACGGATAGGACGCTTTGTCTCCATCCATTTCTGGATCATTTCTACATAGTAGTAAGGGGTTTGTAACTCCTTGCCAACAACAAATGGATAACGTTGACCTGGGAAAAAGCTTTCCAACGTAATTTCGCGCAGCTTGTTTGGTTGGATTGAATTAATCTCTCCAAGATCGATGATAGTGTAACTTTTTCCATCCCCACTGCTATTAATCTCAATTTTTTCAGGATTTACTGGCAGTCGGATCGCTTCGCTTTGATTATTAAACGCCAGGAAAAACCCATACTCCTCCATATCAGGTATACACCCCCTGCGCGGTCGAGACAAATTCTTCTTCCAATTTGCGACCAATATGACCGACAATTGTGTCCAGGTCTGCACCACTATTAATATCACCGGTAGTCACTTGTACAGTCGGGGTTAGATTTACAAAATGCTGAATGGCTTGTATCTCAGCCAAATTGCGCAGCAATTTTAAATCTTCACTGGAGATATCAACTGTACCTTCAATATTACGGATGCTATCAACACTCTTTACATTATTAATGTTGTTTTCAGTATTTCCAGCTGGAGGATAGCCTCCTGGCATACCTACTCCAACTCCTGTTGCTCCTCCATGATTCATTGCTGAATGTACAGCAGGTGGTGGTGTTTTAACAACATCCGCACCTTTTAATGGAGTACCTTGATAGTTACTTAAAGAATCTTTTACTTTACTTGTACCATTAGTTAATTTATCACTCAATCCTTGCCAAGCTTTAACACCGTTTTGATTGGCTCCACCCACATTAGCATTGATTTCTGGTTGATCCATTTGAAACATATTTTTAGTTTTTTGAGGAGCCTGGCTCTCTAAAGCTCCCATCATTTTTTTTACACTGTCGCTTGCACCATGAAAATCTGTCCCTTTTAACAAATCTATGCTGCCCCAATTTGTACCGAACAATTTATTAAAATAGGGAAGTATTGTATTAATACCTGTAATAACACTGTTCATCGCATCAGCAATCAACGAAGTAAATCCATTAGCGAACGATTCTGCTCCATATACAAGATCATACATCACTTGCAAAAAGTACATTTTTAATGAGTAGAAAATAGTTTGTACGGTAAACACTGCGTCATACCAAAGTTTTACAACTCCATTAACAACAATGGCTACAAATGCCCACGCTGCCATAAAGACGATCCTAAATACTTCTCCTATTGCGTATATCGCACCTACGATCATTCCCATCATCTCAGAACCACTTATACCCATCATCTGCAAAATAGATATAACAAGAGCAATAGCAGCCACTACGAGCAAAATAGGCCAATTTATCATGAGCCATTCTGCTGCAATAATTCCAAGTTGTATAATCATAGCTGCCAATAACACAAAAGCAATTGCACTGAGTATAGGTGAGACAATGTCCCAATGCTGCTGAATGACACCCGTCAAAAACAGCAACCCATTAACCAGCATTGCTACAACATTAGCAACAACTACAAAGCCTGCAGTCAGAGCATCTATAAGCACTTGGAACTGGTCTGATTCAAATGCATTATTTAATGCATCTAAGGCAGGAACTAAGGCAGTTAAAGCTTGTGAACCAACTGAAGCTAACGTATTACTATAATTATTCGTCAATTGCGTCCATTTTGCACTAGGAGAATCCATCATTGTATCGAAAGCTTTTTGAGTAAAACCTTGCTTTTCCATTAACGCATCCAAGGATTGGATATAACCATCCACATCTCCCGATTTTCCTTTATCAGCAACGCCTGCATTCTCCATGCCTTTTGCAGAAATACCAAATGAGTTATTTAAAGATTTAGTATCACCTTGCATTCCACTAATTAAAGCATTAACAGTGTCATTATAACTTTGACCAGATAACACACTAAGTTTAGATGCCATATTATTTAATTTTTCTGTTTGCATGTCATTAGCTGATTGTTTAAGAAAAGAAAGAGAGCCTGAAAGTACATCTTTTGGATTCATACCTGATGATAATGCTCCCTTTTTGTACTTTTCAAATAACTCTGTTCCTTCTTGGCCGCTTCCTGTAGTAACAACAAATTTACGTCTCATCGTATCATCTTCAGCTGCTCCAGCAAGCGAATCTTTACCTAATCCATATGCCCCAGAAGCCAACTTATTTCCAAATGCTGCTACCTTGGCAATGTGATTTTTAATATTCTCCCATTTACTAGCCTGCTTATCAGCCAAATCTTCTGCTTTTTGAGAAGAATCATTCAGATTATTTTGAGCATCTGCTGTGTCATTAATAGTATCAGTAACTCGTTGTTGAGCTGCCTGTGTCAATTGCAATGTATTATTAAAATTATTTTGAGTAACATTTAGCTGGGTTAAATGGTTATTGACATTTTGCACAGTCTGATTTACCTGATTAAACGAATTGGTAATGTTGTAAACAGGTACATTAATTGAAATATTACTCAAAGCTATACTAAGCTGCCTTGAGATACTAACAGACAGACTTTGACTAATATTCCCAACCAACTGTGCTCCTATATTCGCCATTGCTTCACCCCCTATACATCAATTATTTCCTTTTTTGCTTACGTTGTGCCTGTTTCTCTGCCTCCACACGTATTGCAATCATTGCGTAGATCGCAGCACGTTCATGGATAGACATTTTCATTAAATCATGTGGTAAGATGTGCAACTCATGGAGGGCATAGTAAGCTAGATTCGCTTCGCTGTCGCCTCCATTAATTAGTTTTTTACGTCATTAACCAAATCATTCATATCCCGGTTGAAACCGTTCAATTCCTGTACACGTTCACCCAATGCAGCAAACTCACCTGGAAGAAGCATTTTGCGCAGCAAGGATTCTGCACCTATTACCCCATAGGATTTTTGTAAGTCTGCATTTTTCAAATCAGGATAGATAACACTGGCACTCATCAACTTAGCCATATATTCATTAGGATCGATCTCTGGCGTATACATGCCATTTTTCCCTTTCACTTTACGAGTAGCTGCTTTACGGCATTCCTGATTTTCGTCCTCATTCATGCTACGAAGTTTCCAGCTTACAGGGTTACCATCTGCATCTTTGAATCGTGCAGATACTACAAATTCTTCTACTACGTCAGAAGATACGTTTTGTGCAAAAAACAGGCTTAATTCACTCATGGATAATTCCTCCTAATAGTTGTGCAATATTTTAATATTCAACAATATCCGCTTTGGCATCATATCTAATATTCCGCTGAACTGATGACAGATGTACCGGAAGAAACCTCAAAATATATGTGCTCATCCGGTACATAGCCACCTTATTTAAATATTATAAACACGTTGTTACATGAATTAATTGAATTACTGAGCCGGTGCGCTAAATGCCTGGTTAATATCTACTCCATCAAAAGTAAAGCTTACTTCTTCTTCCAGTGCATCCGATTCAGTATCCAGCGATGCCATAATGACACTGTCCAGATTCACATCGCGCAGGATAATAGTCTGGTAACCAATACTCGATGTTGGATCTTCGTTTGTCACTTCGATATCAAAGTACGTGTCTACACCCGTCTTCATGTAATCCAGCATCATCTGACGGAAGCGGGAAGTCATATAAAAGATGGTCATGGTACCGGATCCTGACCAACCTGTTGCTTTATGCTGCACTCCGCGGCGTCCCAGCGTTTTCACTTCGGCTTTTTGCTTTTCTACGGTAGCTTCGAGCGTTTTGATATAAAACATTTCCTCTACCTGGTTATTGATTGTTGCAAACGCACGGCCTTCCTGGCCGGAAATGGTATCTTTCGCTTTTAGAAATGTCATCTTAAACCACCTTCACTTTCATGTATACTTTTTCAACGGAATCTACAGGTTGTACATTTACTTCTACTACAATGCTATCCACTTCATTACCTGCAGTTACACTAATATCCGACTGAGCATCAAAGTTCTGTACTGCTCCAATGTTTTGCAGATCTGTCAGATACGCTACACACTGTGAACGGAACAAGCTGCGTCCATCTGTATTGTTATTCACTTTACCAATAAAATACGATTCAAAAATACGCTTAAGGTCATTGGCAATACTATCGAGTACACGCACCACACGGTTTTTGGCAAAATGGCGTGCTTTTTCCGGCGTATAGGACACGAATGTATTGATATCCTGTTCCACTACAGCGCGGTCGCTGCTAGCTGTAAATACAAACTCCCCTTTTTGCAAAGCTGCCTCTGTCTCGGTATGAGTGAGCTTCCCATTAACATCTACAGCATCGTCATAAGCGCTATAGGTCAGGGATGCGTTAACAGCAGCACCGGCAGTTGCACCTGTTACCCAGGCTACACTCTGTTTTGCATCCAGTACTGTACCATCACTCAACACCACACCGTTTTTCACGCTGATTACACCTTCATGATCAGCATTAGGGTAGTTGGCAAGCACAGCCTGTACCTTTTTGCCCTCATTGCTGCGCAGACGTTTGATGTATGCAGCATATACCGATTTCAGGGAAGCATCATCCGAGATCAAACCGACTGTCTGGAATTCCAGTGCTTCAAGCTTTTCCAGATATGCGGTATGATCCGCATTGGTTGCCAGCGCACTTGTACCTCCAGCCAGTGGAGCACCCGCAGTCGGTACAGGTGTCCCCTTACCACTGAAGACAACATAGGTATTGCTCGCCAGCTCTTCTACTGTACTTACTGTCTGCTTATCGACCACAGCACCTTCCAGCAGCGTTGTTACATCAAACTGTGTTTCATTGTTAATATTCGTTTCTACTACGATTGTCAACTGATTGCCTCTTGTACCACTATATTTGGCTGTTGCTGTCAGCGGCTCTACTTTTACAGAAGCAGGTGTACCATCATTTAGACGGTATACAATGAGCTTTTGTGCACGCTTGAGCGCTTCACGAATCAGTAGCATTTGTGGAGAAGTATAGTCATAACCAAGAGTCTGCAGCGTATTGTCTCCAGCAACAATGGTAAACATCTTCTTGGGTGCTCCCCAATCAAGGTTCAATGCCAAACTTGCCGTGCCACGCTCACCCAGTGTCCCAGGGAGTTTACCCTCAGATACAAAGTTAATATATACACCAGGGCGAATTTTATTTTGTGTTGTATAAGTTCCTCCAGCCATTTAATTGGCCTCCTTATTCATAAATTGATGTAGCAGAGATGTTGCTTGTTCAATCGTGTACGGTTTGTCTTCTTCCAGCAGCCCGGATAGTACATCCTTTTCAAGCTGAGTGAATTTTGTTGATTGCATAAATTGCTCTTTTCGGTATGAACCGACAGCAGCTTGTTCAGCCATTGTTTCTCTCTCCTTTGATATACGTTTGCTCTACCTTTAAATTGTCTCCATCTGCTACTTTACATGGGAAGCAGGGGATACATGTTGGTCCATTGTACTCATCAGTACACCTGAAGCCGGCGGGCGAACAGTGCGTACCGGATAGTTGACCCGGATTCGGGGAATACCGTCATCCGTATCCCACCGTAATTCACTGGCCCGGCACAAATCTTCGCCAGTCCCGATAGTCTCAAGCGCTTCAAATAGTTGTTCAACCTGCTCATCCGCATAATGTTCAGCTGCTGGAACGTACCGAATCTCTAACGTGTACACACGTACAAATCGATCACTACGCTCACGCGTAAAGTCTACTGAAACCAAGCGATACTCCAACCTCGGCTGCTTTGGCTCTGGCTTTTCTGCCCGTTCAAACGGAATGTCTGGAAACTTCTCATGCAGTGATAATTGCACATAGGTGACAACCTCCTGTGCATTCATGTTTCTTCCTCCTTTACCGAGAAGGACGCTCACCTCCTTCGGTTATTACTTACGGAATCAAGATAAGGAAACTTTGCACCACCAATGTAAAGACTCATTATGTGGAATATTTTTATCCCTGTGGTGTTCCTTGTTTCTTCATTTCCGATAATACAATCTTACACCGGATTTCTCCTAACGGAGACGGTGCTATGGACGAAAAAAGGACGGTTATCGGTTGAGTTTGGAGGTAGAAAAGCGGTAAAAAGACGCCGGAATTGGATCAGTCCTGCAGCAGCGCCATTTCAGACATTTCCAGCCTGTATGTCCCGCCATAACATACCTATTCAGCAGCCTTTGTATAGATCAATCCTTTACCATCTGTTCCTGCGCCAGTACAGAAGCAGTATATGCTTCCACCCCTATATCCGCAAACCGTACAAAAAAAAGCCTGCCCGCAGGCAGACTTTGATGTATATCCCCTATTTCCCATTGTCGACAACTACCACTACTGCTCCGTCGGAGACGAATTGAGAAACACACTAGAGAACAGATAGGAAATCATCGCAAATACCGGAATGCTCCATAGCAGCAACGGCGAGCTGAACCATGCCGGCAGCGGCATCCACAGCATAATTGCCCAGCTGACGATAATGCCTATTCCATTAAATAGAAGAAACTGCAGCGGCATTCGCTGAATATTCAAGCGTAGCCAGCGGTTCAGCGGCGCGAGAACGACCAGCGAATAACCGAACAGCGGTACAAAGAGCAGCAGCAATACCACCAGCTGCGAACGTATTCCCATTTCCGAGACGAGCACGGTGTTTTGCAAAGCAAAGTTAAGATAGATCGAGCTTAGACCGCTGACGAGCAGAGAGACGACCGTACTGTCAAACAGCCAGGCTTTGTATACATGCTGTAATCTGAACCGGTCGGCTGCCGCTGGGACGGCAGATCTCCTCGCGGTATTTAATTCCCTTTTCACAAAATCAGAGCTCCTGTTCCTTGGCTTATATTGGATGATCGCCTGCAGTTGTCTGATGGCTATCCGATATTCTATGTACAGCGATAATCCGCATGAGTATAAACGCCTACTATTTTACCATAAAATAACATAAAATAGCGGTCGATACCATAAATTATCTTCTTCTACCCTTATTTCTTCCTGTTATGCGATCATACCACATCATTATGAATTACCTGTGAAAGTTCTAACCGAATCAGCAGACAAAAAAAGCTGCCCGGATCAGCGGGCAGCTCGGCAGTCATAAATCAATCCTGTTTTACTATTCCTTTTTGGTCAATAAAAACGTACCCAGTAACGCTACGCATATAATAGCCGGAATACGCAAATCATGAGGCAAGAACTTAGTTACCCATAACGCAGTAAAAATAGTGGAAATGGCCAAATAACCAAGCCACTCCTTGGAATCTATATTTTTTTTATTTAAAAATAAATTTATATATCCTATTGGAGGGGTAACAATCGATAGAATTATAATGACCATTGGACGTAGATACCATTTTTTTTTCATTTTCCCTCCGCTAGTTCCATACCTGTCTTAAATTTGTGTTTTATAACAATACAGCACTTATTGCACGAGCAATAATATCTGCGATCCAACCTGGTATGCCCAAGTGCACGATTGCTTGCGACAATGCGTCTTCAATACTGCCACTAAAATCAGTAACTACATCTAGAGCTTTAATGAGTGCTTCGACTTTTACTACGGCAATAATTTTATTTTTCATTGATTGACTTACAGGTAGATATCCTACAGCTTTTGATATAGCATTGTCAATCTTTGTCTTTCCTGCTTTTAGAGCAGCTTTGATTCCTTTGATAGTCCAGCCGACTTTTCCTTGCTCAGCATTTCCTCCGACATGTCCTTGACCTCCAAGAGGTGGTACAACCGGTGCAGGTGAGTTATTATATGTGGCAGAACTCACCGAAGTAGCATTTGCTGAAGCGGAATAAGGAGAAACTATAGAAAATAGTAAAGCTGTTGCTGCCACACTAACCGTCACTTTTTTGATCAAATTCGAATTCAAGTCATTTCCTCCCAAATATGTAATTTTTATTACTTTAACAATATACATGCTCTGGGATGTCGAAGTAAGGCTTATTTTGTTGTTTATTTTTTTGATCAAAAAGACCTATAAAAACGATTACTATCATTCCTCTATAAAAACTCACCAGCGAATTAACAAGGGAAAAGCTGCCTGTGTGAACAGACAGCTTACAAAGAATAATTGAATTATTCCTTTCACCATAACCTATCAGGAAGTGCTGCAGGAAGCTTCTGCCCGGCGGGTACGCTTCTTCTGCGGCATCAGCTCATCCAATCGGATCATGCCGGTATCGGCCAGGGCGAGAGCCATTTTGTAAAAGGCACGGGCACGGATCTTGACGTAGGTGTCTTTGCTGATCGGTGGATCGAACAGATAGCTGTATACTTTATAATCGAAAATATCATCATGCTTGAGATAGCGCTCGCGTACGAGCAGCTGCTCCCGCTCATTCAGCCGTTCCACGATCGCCTCCACACGCTCGCAGTAAGCGCGGCGTGCAGCAGGAGTATCTACATTATAAATGGCTGCACCTGCCGTCGGATCTCCGGACACATTGGTCGGTCCGTGCATTCTTGCTTCATATGAAGCTGTAAGCGAAGTCTCTCTCATCTCAAACGTAATCGTCTTGTAAATACGGTATTTCTCAAAAACAGCTTCTACAGCAGCGCGTGTCTGTCGGCGGTCCAGCTCGGGCAGGGAAATCATCGGGTTCATTGTACAACACTCCTCGGATGTAATATATTAGGTAAAGAAAATCAACGGTATACGTAATACAGCGATACAACAGTCGTGGCAGCTTCAGCCGCCGCTCGTCTCCATCTGGCATTTCTAATTTTGCCTTTTGGCAACGATATTGGATATATAACCTGTTCATTCCTGATTTAACCACTAAAAATTCCATATTTTTGTTAATGTTCGTATTTTGTTCGCATTTCGTATTCCTAAGATACCATGCTGACAGGCTCTTCGTAAAATCCGGTTTAAGGTCATTTTCACCTCTTAATCGTTCATTATCTCCATTATTCTCTTCACCATGTGCCTTTTGGCAAAGAAAGGATTTCCATTGTTTACCTAATGGCAATATTGGGGTATAGTACATATATACGTTTTGACTTCTTGTGTCATGTTATGAACGATTGGTGTTCACAGTGCCTATAGAAAGGGTGTTTTGTCGGTGGATAATTCTTCATTTGGCAGTTATTTGAAGCAAATACGTGAGCAGAAGAACTGGAGTATTAACCAACTGGCAGACCTCGCCGGCATCAGCACTTCACAAATCTCACGAATCGAAAATGGCAAACGCGGTGTACCCAAGCCGCAGACGATTGAGAAAATCGCCAGGGCGCTCGGTGTCCCGTATGCGGAAATGATGGACCGGGCCGGATACCTGCGACCCGAGGAGAATCAGCAGACTCCGGAGTGGGCGAATGCACGGGACAGACGTGATTTCAAAAAAATGTTAGAGGAAGATGGTGAATTGATGTTTGACGGTGTTCCGCTGGATGATGAAGACAAGCAGCGGATCAAGGATGTGTTGACCGGGTTATTCTGGGAAGCCAAGCAGATGAACAAACGCAAGCCGGTTGCCCCGGATGATCGCCGCAAACGTTCCTGA